ACAATGAATGACGTTACTCGATAAAATAATGTAGTCAATTCGATCAACTGCCGCAGCCGTTGTTGTAAGTGTTGGTGCCGTACCTCCTACAAATTTAAAAGCACTATTAAATGATGCTGTCCTTGAACCTGTTCCATCTTGTGTAATAAATATTGACCCTGCCTGACCTACAACCTGATTTGAAGGTGCAGCAAAAGTTCTGTTGCCTCCAAGCGTTACTGAATGATGACAGGCTGTAGCCATATCTATTGTTATTGTTGACCCATCAGAAAGGGCTGTGACATTTGCTGCGGCTCCTCCTGTAAGACTTACTCCTCCACTAGCTGTTTCAAATTTCTTTGTTGCATTATGATATAGCTCATTTGCTCCACCATTTATAAACTGTGCCAAGATATTAGAACCAGCATTGTCTCTGATAATTACATCATCTTCAGCCTCAAGAATAAGGTCATCACCATTGCTAGTAATTTTTAAATCGTTTGTCGCACTTGTAATAGTGCTGTCTGTTGCGTCATGTGTGATAGTTAAATCCGAACCAGCCCCAAAAACTAAACTTGCGTTATCAGCAAACTCAAGAGCATTATCTGATCTGTCAAAAACAATATCTCTTCCAGCAGTAGCACCATCAAAAGTTACATCTTCTTGAAATATATTTGTTGAAGTGAAAGTATTAGCTGCCGACAATCCCGCATGACCAAAGTTTGTCGCACTAACATCACCCAAAGTTACAAAAGCGTTATTAGCAGAATTTCTAATTTTTAAGGTATCACCATCAATGTGTGGAACGTATGCTGCAACACCGATTGTAGGATCACCAGAGCCTTGATTTAATGTGCTTAAAGCTGCGACTATTTGATTTAACTTTGTTCTAACAACAAGACCAGTTCCGTTGTCAGTTGTAAAACCTGTACCACCTGTATTATCGACTCTTGACATAGCAAACCAACTTTTTTTTCTAAGTATATCCTAAATATTAACCTTTACCAAAACCAATGGCAGTAAAGTTAAAGTTTCGATCTACAGAACTTCCAGAACTGTTTTTGAAATGAACGGTAAAGCCAGTTCCAGTAATACTTGAGAGTTCAAAAAAATCGCCAGAGGCCATATCTAATGCTGTAATTCCTATGGCTGGTGGGTTAGAGTTTGCTCCTAACAATGCACTTGTGCCTGTGAAAAACGGGTGATCAAATGTAATGGATTTTGCCCCAGCCCCTGACGCAATAGTTGTTGTACTTTGTTCTGTTCTTCTCTGAAACTCTGCAAAATATCCTAATTGGCTTACTCTTATATCCTGGTTTGTATCTTGTGTTGTTAACACACATTTAAACTTAAATGCCCTTCCTTTGAATGTTCCATTTGCAAACTTTTGAAAGCCAGAATAACTACTTGCATCCTGTGAAGTCTGGACAAAAACTTCAGCATTGGTATCAACACTGGAAGCGCCATCAAAATCCTGTCTTGCATCAATATCTGTCACTGAATCTATCAAGTCTGAAGAATATACAGAATCAGTTTGTATAAGTTTTCTGAGATCAAGACTAAATACAGCACCTAAATCCAAAGTTTCATTAAATAAATATGTTCCAGTTGATGAAACCCCACCAATATCATCAATAGAGGTTTCAGAATCTATATCTGTACTGCTGTCAAAGTTTCCTGTTCCAGCCAAACTAATTGAATTTGTACCAGAATCAAAACCAATATTAGTTTTTGATCCTTGAAATTTAGGATCATCCAAATCTTCTCTTCTTGTCTGCACTAATAATTTTGGCTGTGCTTCAGGTAAATCTATTACAAGTGAAGTTTCTCCTGTACCAAAACGGTCACCATCGTCTTGCGTTTTAAGTATGTACTCCCCTTCAAGTAACGGAACAACCTTTTCTGTTGATGCTCCACTCAGAGCAAAAACCAAGTCTGTTGCATCTGAAAAAGTACCGCTTCCATCTGTTTTTGGAGAATGGCGCACATGAATACGCCCCCCTGCACGGACATCCTGGTCTGGAACAGCATCCCATCTAAGTCTAATTTCTTTATCAGATATTGGTTCATAAGTAAGATTAGTTATATCTGAAGGTGGTGCTGTTTTACCAACAGCAGTAAATGTTAATGTTGCAGGCTGTCTCGAAGGTTGTCCAAGTCCATTAAAACTAAATACCCTTATCTCATATTCACCAGCATCTGAATTTAATATTTCGGCATCACTTGAGAGCGTTTCTATCTTTTTGAAATCACCGTTAGCAAATCTGTATTGAACTTCATATTTACTAGCACCAGATTGCGTCTGCCAATCAAGAATTAGTTTTGATACTGCCTTATTGTTAATAGTTACAATCTTTTCATCCACTCTCAATCCTTCGGGTGGGTTTAAAACTCTTGTAAGAGTAGTTATATTTCTTGTTGGCAGGGCAGAACCATCTTCCACAAAGGCATATTTTCCAGAATCATGTGATAAAGCTGTAATTGAAAAAGTCTTGTCATCATTTTCTTTGACACTTATAACCCTCCAAGTTGTTGTCTGTAAATCTGTAGTTTCAAGAATATATGGTGCGTGTTGATTTGGTGCTGTGCTGAAAGCAGATGATACAGTTATGGTTGTTCCTGATATGGCACTAATTGTTTTTTCTTCCAATGAACCGTCTGGCAGAATTATTGAAATTGTTGGGCTATCTCCAAGGCTTGGAATATCTGTATTATCAGAATCATCAAGAACAACAACTGTTGTACTGGTAACGCTTTTAAGCAAACCTCCACGCCTTACACCAGCTTTTAGTCTGTCAGATATTTCTATCACATCTCCAGGTCGAACTAAAACACCAGCAGCGGCTGTTGTTGAGAAAGAACAAGTCTCACCAGAATTTTGTTCATTAAATAGAAACCAACGACCTAATCTTCTTGCCTGATTACGGCTGGTTGTAGCAAATGCTTTAATATTTTTAACGACAACTCCGTATTTTGCTTGTGTGGATGCGTCAGCCTCAACGGTTTCAACATCAACCTCCTGTGTTGTCATGTCAAAATAACTGACATTTATTACTGTGTGTCTTGTCTTTAAACTTGAACCAGCATATAAAAAACCAGCTTCGGTAACATTTGCATTGGTAAAAATATAACTTGGATCTTTTGGTGAATCTTGAGATATTGCAATTCCACCCGCAGAATAAAATGGCATAACACGCATCACAGAGCAGAGCGCATTGATCAGACTATATGCTTCCTGTCGTTGTGTGATATTTACATTGCAACTAAATCTTGGTTCTGTTGATCCATCACCGTTACCAGCGTCAACTGATGTGCCACAGTATTCACTTACTGTCTTGAAACTAAATTTATCAAGATTAGATTCAGCAATGCCACACCCCGCTCTTGTATCTGTAAGCAAGTCATAAAGTATCCAGGCTGGATCTGTTGTCCATTCCTTGTCTGTTTTAAAAGTTCCGTTGAATGTACCAGCATAAGATATTGCACCTGTCTGCAAATCTACAGTTGCGTTGTGCGGTATCTTTATCTTGCGACCCCTGATGCGAAACACCCTCTTGGGAACTCTTGGAAACTGTTCAGCATTGAACCTTAATGCGACATGAGCCGTATTTGCATATGCGTTCTGTTCAAAAATAATATTAGTGGCCTGTTGAAACTGAAAGGCATTAACTAAAGTTGCATCTGAACTGTCTGCCGTTACTCTTTCAACTCTTACCGCTACAGGAAAAGATGTTGTTGATTTAAGTTTTACTATATAATCTCTGAAATATGCGTTTGTTGATCTACCTTTTACAGTATCATCAATAACAGTTGTTGTTGTGCCGTCATTTTCAATAGTTTTTATCAATAAATTAACTTCTACACCATTTATATCGCCATCATCTTCAAATTTCTGCATTGAAGGAAATCTTAGAGTGACACGAACTGCATTGATATCACTGGAGCTTACTGTATGAGTTACAGGGGTTGAAGTGGTTACAGTTGTACCAATTACAGTTTCTGTTTCAATATTTGATATTCCTTCAATAAATGTCTGGCTGGAAGTGCCAAGTCTGAAATCAAATCCAACATCTTTAAAATTAAAATCACTGTCCTCTGGTGCGGTGTTGCTTGCAGCTTCCTGTAAAACCTGAGTGCCATTTAAGAATATATCTTTTTTAAAAGCATTGAAGTACGCAGTTGAGGTCTTGTCTGTAATACTAGCTTTTGATGCTGTTGCTGACCCTTCTATCTCCCCTTCCCCTAATAACTCAACAATCGTGTTGAACTGCTTAGAAGATAGTGCATCACTTGGCAAGTCAGGATTTATTAAATTTTTTGCAACTTCACCTATACCTCTTGCTGCTAACATTAGTTGTTACCCTCCACCTGTACAGTATCAACTCCATTGGATACCACAATAGAGCCGACCAAGATTTCTCCATATACCAGATTCACTGGAACACCAGCATTACTAATATTTGTCAGCCCTGTAAATGAGTAGTTCGAGGCCAAAGCCGATGGGTCTAAACTGTCTTGACCAGATACTGCCGAAGAAGTATTTTGCTGTGGAGTCAGCATACTTGTTACCCCATCAATAACCATACTTGTTCCAACAGTTGCTAATGTACTTGTGACTACCGTACTTATTAAAGTACTTCCTAAAATTTTTGCTGGTATTGCAGATTTTGCAAACAAAGCACCAGCACCTAACAAAATTTGGAAAAGATTACCATGAACAACGGGAATAATCTTTATATCATCTTGCGATTGAAAATTTAATAAATCCTCTGTTATTACTCTTGCACCGACTTGAATAGTGTAAAACTGTTCTGCCATGTGTTTCTCAATACCTTTGAAATTACAAACTAAAAAACTTATTGCCTCTCTAGGTGTATTTAGGTCAACTTCAAACTCTGCATGACCTAAAAATTTTCTAAGTGTACCGTAAACTTTTATTTTTTTAAGCATCTATTTCTTCAGGTCTGATTACTGCTATTTTATCCGATTTTGGCGAAATGAGATAAAAAGTAAGGTCAATTGCTTTACAGCTATATTTATCTGATTCAGAAAACTCAAGAACATCCTGTGGATGGCTGTGTACAATCCCTGTAATTTCATCTACAGAATCTTCTACCTCTGCCCAATCTAGAGGGTCTATTACAAAAGATTCTGCTTTGAATTCATTTGATATATTCTTGCAAGGATAATATTTTTCTTGATTATTTTTTACACCAATAATTCCGCAACACTCCTCTGGGTCACATTGTTTTGCATGATTTATTGCATCTTGCTTCCATTGAAATTCCATCATGTATTGATAAAACTACCGACACCTGGAAATTCATTTCTAGTAACTTGTCTGGCTGGTAGTCTTTTATTTGCCTGATCCAAAGCTCCTACAAGCTCAAATTGTACAAGTTCTCTTGACTCACTTGTTTTTCTATCAATAAAGAATATTTCCTGTGGTAGTTCATTTGATGAGGGTGTGCCAAATGGGTTGCTGCTACTTGGAAAATTGGCTGCATCAAGTTCGCTTGCGAGCGTTGTGATGCGAGTCAGCTTGGCATCTGATAAGTCATTGTGGGGGGTTGTTAAATTAACAATAATTAATAAATCTGTCATTGTAATTACAGAACCACTTCTTGTGATACCACCTAAATTTGCAACTGTTAGTGTTGGTCTTGGATTTTGCCCTCTACCTGTAAATTCAGCACCTTCAAATGTAATCGGAACTCTTTGATAAGAATTTCCTTGCCAAACAATTTCTGCATTTGAGTTCATACTTGAGCCAGCATGAAATCTAAATGTTGTTGGAACACTTGATGGATTACCTGTTGCATAATGCAAACCCTCTACAAGTTCCAATACAAAAAGTTCTATTCTTGAACTAGGATTCAGCTTTTGTAATTCAGAAACTGGTATTGCCATTATGGTTCGGCTACTTGCTCAAATGTAAGATTCATAACAACTCTATTACTTAAAACTGCTGTTCTTGATCTTCTTGTACATATAAACTTCAAAGCAGAAGAATGATGTGGTGGGGTAAAGTCAAAGTTTGCTTGGTCATCAAATCTTGCATCTAAAAAAGTATCAATAGTTGTTGCATCTGTTGTTGAAACATTAAAAGTTAAACTTAGAGTAATTAATCTTTTATTTGCTGGTAAACCTTGAACAAAACGCTGTTCATAACCGTCACCTAATTTTATACGTAAACTATCTTGTTCAACAGTTTCCTGAGTTGAATATTGTGGAGTGATGCTTGGAAAAGTAGCCATTATGACAATAAACCTCCAGCGCGCTTCTGTTTTATCAGTTCTGATTGTATGGCAACTGCAATCTGTTGTCCAAGCTCATTACCATCAGCGTTTGAACCACTGACAGCAGATCCTGAAGCATCGACATTTACAGTTATAACATTTGTAACACTATCTCCACCGCCGCTCATTGGTACGGATGGAAGAATAGTTCCAGAGGTACGAGGAACAAAAAGTTCAGGCTGACGTTCTCCTACAATATAAGGTTGACCAGCTTTTACAGGCCCACCATTTGCCTTAAAAAGTCCTCCAAGAATACCACCAAGAAATCCTCCAAGTCCTTTTTTCTCTCCACCGCTTGCGCTCTTACCAAATGCCTCTCCAAAACCGCCAATCAATTTATCTAACTGTGCATCAATAATTTTATCCCTGATCCTGTTTAATACATTTGTCATCGCCTGTCCAAACGATTGTGCGCCTGTAATGGCCTCTCTTAAATTATTCTTGATGCTGCCTTCAATTTCTTCTCCTACTGCCGTCATTTTTTCTTTTAATTTTGCCGCCGCCTCTTGATTTTTCTTTTGAAGCTCCTCTTGTTCCTGTAATTTTTTATTCTGTTTATCTATTTCTTTTGTTTTATCTATTTCTGTAAGCAATCTTTTTTGAACTTGATCATAGTTTTTGTTAAGTTCTGAAAGCTGTCTTTTTAATGATGCTTCTGCTCTTTTATTATTATTTTCCTGTGCTGTTCTCAATCTCTGTAAAAGTTTCTGTCTCTCAATAAATAGTCTGTTTACTTCACTCTTAAGAGCCGCTTTATCTCCATCCTCTAATGCTTTTGTAAATTTTTTCTGTTCAGATGTGACTTTTATCAAAGCAGTTACAACACCACCTATAGCTGTTGCAATAGCAACAAATGGTATCGCGTTAAGAGCTATGGTAAGAACACCCCCTGCTGCCGCAACTTTAATCAACCCTGCTGCTAATATTGGTAAAAGTACAGACACACCTTTTGCGGCAAATGCTATCGCTGCAAATATCGCAGAAGTTTTTCCAATCGGTGAATTTACAAACTCAACAGCCGCTTTTGTCAGTTCTGTTAATGACTTGATAATAGGTAAAAGCGCAGGGGTCAGCTGCTCACCAACTGCTCTTGATAAATTTTCAGCTTCATTACTTAAATTTTTAAACACCTGAGTCGGATCATTTTCCAAGATTGCCTTCAAATCCTCACCACCCTGTGTTCCTAATTTTCTCAAAGCTCTGATCACAACATCACTTGTCAACTTACCCTGGGCAGCAAGTTCTTTTAATTTACCCACATCAACATCCAACTCATCTGCCAATGGTTTGAGAATTAATGGAATCTGCTCTGATACGCTTCTGAATTCATCTCCAGCCAATCTACCAGAACCAAGAGCCTGTGCTAACTGCCTGAAGGCATTGGAGGCTTCCTGTGCATTTGCACCACCTAATTTTGCAGCAGTGTTAAATCCAATAAAAGTTGTTCTTATATCTTCTAAACTGACTCCTAATGGTTTTAATCTTGCCGTAATATTTGTTACGCCATCTAATGCTTCTGTTGCACTAAGACCAAATAATTTTTGGCCGTCAGTTGCAATCTTCTGAGCAGCAGAAAAATCTCCTGTTGCTTTTGTAAGTAATCCCAAGCGTAAATTTAATTTATCAAAATTTATTGATGTTCTCACTGCCTGTCTTGCTAATAATGAAATACCAACACCACCTATGGCTGCTTTTAAACCACCAAACGATCTTTCTAGCGCATTTGTTCTGTTTTGTACACCCTGCAAGGCTCTTGTTGCACCACTGGCATCAACTCTTAGGGTAACAACTGACTCTGCCACAAATAA